ATCCGTGATGTTGTCGTAGTTCAGCTCCAGTGACATGTTGGTGCGCTGGCTGCCGTACAGAATCCGCGTCTCAGCGCCGGATTGCGCCCTGAACGTCTTGATCGGGTAATCGCCGGGGTTGAAGTTGCGCCCGGAGGGTTTTAACGAAGGGAAGGCCATTAGGAGTCGATTTCAAACAGGGCGGAGTTGGTGATGTCCCGAGCAATAGTGCTTCGGTACTGATCGTCGCAGGGGAAATCTGTGGCAGTGATTTGCACGTTGCCCTCAGCGTCCAACGTAAGTTGCTCGACCATGTAGACATTCTGGGACGTAACCGAGCTTGAGACCGTAAATACGCTGTTGAACAGGTCGGGATTCGTAACTAGGCCGCCGTTGATGTCCATAACGCCTTCACTTACGTCCTCCGAGCCGGCCTTGTAATACAGGACGTCGTATTGACCGTCGTCAAACGCAGTGGCACTGGTAATTACACCGGTGTTGCTGATGCTTCCGTTTCGAGCGGAGCTGTAAGGGTTGGACTCGGTGACCACACGTATGAAATCACCGGGAGCAAGATCGATGCCATAAGGGGAAGTCTTGAAAGAAACGGTGTGGGTGATGTAGCGGCGAACCAGCATGAAATACCGACCAACTAGCTCAGCGTGAGCACGGCTAGTGCAGTACTGGGTCATGTCGAACTGCTCTAAGGGGTCGTCGGAATGCGAACCCCCTTTCCAGCGCATAACAATGTTTCGCTCCTCGGGGAACTGGTTTTCGCGCTCTTCGCGAAAACGCAGCATTGCCTGGAAATCCTTGCGCTCCTCGGCCGATATGTAAGTGACCTCAAAGCTGTCTTCATAGATATTGCCGGCAGTGAACAGCTGCTTGATTGTCACCGCGTCGGTACTTATGGCACCGCCAGACGTGGTGGGAAGGGCAGGAACCAAGGCAAAGCGGCCATCCATAATGGCGAAGTTGCACAGCATGAACGGGGCTGTGTCGGCAATGAATTGACGGACGTTTACTGCACCTGAAATCGCGCCATCAAACAGCAAGCCATTGGTGCGCAGGAACCGGGCGGTGGTGACGAAGCTGTCGGTGTTGATGAGTGGAGCGTTGTCTATGGACATGCCAAGCAGATCGCCAACACCAGCCACCCGGTCGGTCAGCAAGTAGTAGACCAAGTCGCAGAACAGATTGCTAGGGACAACCTCAGAGGATTCGTCTGGATGAAAACGCTTAACAGGAATGCCGTCCTTAAGCCAAAAACGCAGTTGATCTAATGCGGTGAAATTGCGAGAAGCCTTAAGTGCTAATCCCGCAATGGTCATGTTGCTGTACTCAGGAACCTGATCGTTGCTCGAAATTTCGTTCACATAAACAACGCTGTGTTCAGGGGCATTGGCGTTCGACTTTTCAACCAAGTTGCCGTAGAGGCTTAAATCGGCGTACATGCTTTGCTGCTCAAACGTGCGACCTTCGTACTCGTAGTTCTCAGTAATCCGCAGGCCACGAGACTCAATAACAAAACGTGCGCCAACCTGGCTACCGGGGCTACGGAAGGGGTTGTTGCCATCAACGGTCAGCAGATAGTCAAAGGTGTCGCCCAGCTGCCATTCGCTAGACACATAGTTGGTGTCCTCAGAAACGACGATTGTTGGGGCGGTCCAAAGACGGGTTTGACCACTCCAGTGGCCCTCGACGTACTGGACACGACTGGTCAGTAACAGACGGATGCCGTCGGTTTGAGTTGTGACTGTGGGCGGAAACCCTGGAACAGTTACTTGTCGTGTCTGGCTGCCATCCAGCGTGAAGGTACGGGTGCTGCCGATGTCGTAATTACGCGCCGGGCCAAACATTTCTTCGTACCAAGCTTGGGCGCGACCTTGGACTGCATCAGCCGAAATAACACCCGTTACACGGCGTCGCTGGCTGATGTTGTTAAGAGGCGGGTTGCTGCCGTCTGTCCACCTTCCAAAAGGATTGCTGCTTTGAACTGAGAAAGTAACCAGGTATTCGCTGAGAACGTCCCAGTTTGTCGAGCTTTCAATAATGTTTTCTTGCTCAATATGCCAAACGTGACTTTGCCCGGAAAAGTGGCCAGGGGGCAGTTCGAATTTGTTCAGGGTGTAGCGAACTTTGTACCAGCGACCGCCAGATACGTTGTGGGTGTATTCAAAGGTGACCCGAGCGCCTGTGCCGCCGGGATAATTCTGAGCCGAGCCAACTCCGGCGCGATTGCTGAGTTCCCAGGTAAATGAGCCGTTGCGGCCCTCGTTGTAGCTGTGGCTGGGATCAGTAACCCACTCAAGAAATTCGCTAACTGAAATCCGGGTCTCTACACCCTGTTCATCAGGCAATAGCGTGACAATGCCGACGCTGGTGGGACGGTCGTTTATGACGGTGCGGTCTTGATAAGTGGGGAGATTGCGGAACTCCGAGTTCTGTTGGATTTCCAGCTTGGTGACAGTCGTGCCAGTGCTGACAACCTTGAAGGTGCCGTAAGAAGTGACGTAATTAGCGCTAAGGGTTTGGCGCTCGGAAGCAACGTCGGTAGAACCCCCGTGATGCAGATACCAAAACTCGGCGTCGTCTGGAGAATGACGACCGATGTCGGCGCCATTTTTGGGGATGAACTGAAACTCGTACTGGCGCTCATCGGGATGCACCAGGCGGATGAAATTGTATTGATCAACGGGCTGGCTGCCAATAATGCAAAACTGTTCGTTCAGTGGTTGCCAGGTGTATTCGTTTCCTGAAGGATCTAGGCCAGCGGGGCGCAGGAAAATCGTGAATACAGAGGCGCGTTTGATGTAAGAATTGACCGTGCCAGTTTGAACGGTTACTCGGGCGTTATCCAGAGTATTGAGCTGCTGAGGGCTCATGATCGTCTGGAAATTGCAAAGTCCGTTCAGCCGCTGGAATACGTTGCTGCGGATGCCGATTTCCGTGACTTCGCAGGGGCGAGTATTGCGGACGGTTGCCTTGGCAAAGCGTGTCAGCGGCCACCAAGCCACGCCGACGTTGTACTTCTCGATGCTGTCGCCGTCAGAAACGTAATAAGCACGCAGCATGTGCTGAGATACGAGGCCGATGTCGTTAACGGCAGGGGCGTTGACATCAATGCACTTCAAAGTAATTACCTGGTCTTGCTTGTCTTCAACTCTCCATATGGCAAGCTTACGCTTCACAACCTGCCACGTGGTGCGGCCGATCATGAATAGCTCGCCAAGCTGAAGTGCATCGTCAGCGCTATTGCGTAGTTCGGTTACGGCATCGTTGATGTCCTGAACGCTGACTTCCCTATCGGTGCCCTTGTAGTAGTTTTCTCGAATTGTGTCGTGGGCAATAGTGAATTCAATTTGGTCGTTGACATTGACGGTGCGGATTGCTTTGCCTTCGTCGTCGGACACCCCAACGCCGTTTAGCGAAGTGATGCCCATGCGGCGGCTGTAGTTGCGGCCAATGCCGCTCATGCCATCGTCAGCAATAACCCCGTAATCAAGATCAGTGCGAACTGCCTCATCACTTAGGCCAGCCTGGCCAGCAATTTTGATGCGCTGGTAGATGTTGTTTAAGCCGGGATCTAGCTTGATGAAGTCGGTGTCGGGGTCTCTGGGGATTGAGACGACCGTCCAGTTAACGCGGTAGTGCGCGCCATTGCCGATAGCGCTGTAACAACCAAACTCAGCGTTATTGCTCAGGCTATGGGCCCCACAGAATGCTGCTTCGTTATCGCTAACTCGCGTGGGGCAGCTGTAAATGTCGTCAAAGCTTTCGGGGTCACCTGAAGCCAGATTGCCGCGAGTGCCGTAAGTCAGGTTGACTCCACGCATCCGCGTAAAGCCTGAAGTGGTGGTGTTGCGTTTCCAATAAAACGCAAAGCTCTGGTTGTAGATCGCGTCTAGCGATCCATTGCCTAGAAAGATTCCTTGAAGAGCGGGCGGTGGATCAATGCCGTCGGGTGGCACGCCTTCACCAACGCCCTGTTCGCCAACGACAAACAGCATTTTGACGCCTTGCTGCCTTCCGTAGCTGAACATGCGCGACCACACCAGCTTTGGTGTGACCAAAATGCCGCCGGTCGCTCCAGTCCATTTGCCAAAGATGATTGGAATTGGATCGCCATAGTTGGCGAGTTCGGCTTGGCTGTCAAAGCCAAATGTGGGGCTAAAACGTTGGCCGCCGAGAATACTGTCAAGGCTTAGCTGACTGCCGCCCAGCTGCTTGCTTTTCTGAGCCGACAGCTGTGGAGCGCGAGGCTTGGGAGCGAGGAAAAAGGATGCGGCGGTTGATGCCAAGCCAATGACAAGGCTGCCAATCGCTAGGCCAAGTTCCCAACCGTTCTGAACGTCGGGGATATGCGCGTACTCAGCCGGGCGGACTTTGGCGCGGCGCTGAACCTCTTGTACGAAATAGCGATACTCCTCTTCGCTGAGGCCAGACAGCTCAATTAGATGCCTTTCATACGGAAGCAGATTGGATCGGAAAATGCTTGTGCCGGAGCCCAAGCGACCTTTTTCAAATGGCGGTTGATGTAAAGGATTCCGGTCTGCCATGTCACCGCAAATGCCCAGCTGCTTTGCCGGAGCAGCAAGATGTCACCATCGTACTCGGGTCGACCTATACGACGACCCCAACTCAGAATATCTCGAACAATTTGCCGTTTAGACGCCGTATACCACTCGGGCTTGAATGGTGGGGTTTGGATCTCCAGGCGCTCCAGTACTACATAGACCAGATGGATGTAGTCGATTTCGGCATCCGTGCCATCAGCACCCCAGCGATAAGGGCGCCCAATCAAATCACTGCAATCGGACGCCACTGGTGCTTGGGATATTGCCAATCAGCCGCTGGGTGAGCCGACGCTGCGGAATATCAGACCCAACTGCATCCAGCACTGTATTGAGCGTCAGGTCAAGCTCCGCATCCTTCCATCGACCTGTTGAAACCATTCCGTAGTACTGGTGCATCTGGGTAAAGCTGGTTCGATCGTCTGGATCCAGCAGCATAACCCGGACGTGCGCAATCCAACGGTTGTCTAAAGCCTCGACGGCCCAGTTACGACTAAGCGTGTTGTTAGGCAGCACCAAGTTGGCGTCAGTGTTGTCGCCACTCCGATTAACCGTGACCCCCGAGAAGCCAAACGGCAGAAACCCATACTCCTCGCCGCTATAGGTGATCGTCTCGCTAATAAAGAAGTTTTGGAACCGTTGACGAACGATGCCGTTGTCACTGAACGTGATGAAATTGCCGATCGCTAGTTCCATTACATCCCAAGCCTCTTGCGGGTGCTGGTCGACATCTGCAGCCTACGCAGAGTGCGCTGCTCGCCTGGACCGCGCCACGCTGGGCTGCTTCCTGCATACCAGAGCGGAACTGATCAGCCGTAACGTAATCCACGCTGTTGATGCGTTCAACGGTGTAGCGCACGTCGATGGCAGCAGGTGCCGCAGTTGCGGTGCCACCCATTCCGCCTTCGTCGCCGCCAGACGGGATCACGGCAGAACCACGGGCGCCAGCTGCATAGCGGTTCATGGCGCCGCGCATCTTGCTGGCCGGGATGATGTACTCGGGCTCGCCGCCTTCGCCGACAACAGCGCGGGTAGGGCCGGTGACAAAGCCCCCTTCGGCATATTTAGGAAAGTCGTTAAGGGTTAGAGGCTGATCGCTGATGCTGTAAGCACTAAACCCTTTAATGTCTGGGGCGTCTTGTTTACCTCCCCCGCCAAGGCCCGCAAACGC